CTCAGGGTTGGAAACCCTGTATTTTACTTTTAAACTAATTCCGCACAACTGTCTCATCTTATACTAATAATAACACATTATAATTATAATGTCAACACCCCTTTTAAAAATTATCGAATAATATCTATATCCTCAGCATTTGTATTCCACGTTTCAGAGACAGTACGAGTCCGTCCATCAGCAATAAGTGATTCATATCTCTTGGATGCTTTGTTAGACCACCAATTTACAACGCCGTCAAAGCTATAACGATCATAATTCTCCTTCTTGCGTAGTTCATCAGTTTCCATGTTCATGTATTCTTTTACATTGTCGAAGCCATAATCTGACATATACGCACGTTTCTGTTCAGTTAATCCCTTTGCATCAAGAAATGTTTGGCTGAACTTATTATATGCATCATCATCCACACCCCTGAGCGATGCCTTGATTATGGATACCATTTTAGTCTGAGATTTCAGCTTCCTGCTTGAAACATCTGCACGAACTAGTTCTTCACCCATTTTATCTTCAAACCAAGATTTCAATTGTCGATATTTTGCATCATTAATTAGTGGGGCGAAATCAGATACAGTTTCTCCCTTGTGACGTAAAAATGGTTTCATGCCGTCATATTGTGATACACTTTTAGTTGTTCCATATAAACTTGTGGTTTCAAACATACAGAATGGGCCGCCATACTTTTTATCCAAAGTATCTTTTGCCAGATGTGAACAAGCGATTGCAGCCAGTAATTTACCACCAAGACAATTAAATCCAAATGGTTGAACGGCGACCAGTGTAAATCCCATTATAGTAGAGTCGTTGAAACGCTTCATCACCTTGGCGTCTAGTGTGTTTAAAGGTTTACCAAGAAAATCATTTCTAGGTTTAGAGTTGATGGTAGGCGAACCAAAACGAATAAAACCAACAATCTTATTAGTGTTCTTTTCATACACCAACCACTTGACAGATTTGCCGGGAATAGAAGCTTCAACAGCATGAGAAGTTACAATCTCTAGATAGTTCACAAATATTTCACTTGATACTTCCCGACACTCAAACTCCATATCTTTTGGATGCATTGTGGGATCATTGAAAAAATCATCTTGCGGGCCCATGCCAGGCAATGCTGAAGGATAGTTTGACATTCTTTCAAGTTTGACCCTGCGAAGATAATCATCAATCCTACCAAAATTAGAAAAGTAATCTACAAACACATTCGCTGCATAGAGCGCATCTTCTTTATTTAATATCATCCAAAAAAATCCTCTAGTGACCCCTGCACACCGTAACTAGAGTCGATTAACCAATTCATCTTTTCTGTGATAACCTTGAGGGGTTCCACAAAACTTTTCTCATATTGCATATCATAGTCTATCTTACCAGCAATGTCAAGTTCCTTTGGTACTTCTGTCATAAAAGAAAAGGCAGAAGACTGAAATACATTTGGTTGACGCAAATGTAGGAAACGAATTTTGTCGCCTTCCTGTATCAGAGGATATTTGTTTTCCAACTTTTGTTTGTTGACAAGGTGGTTGTATAGGATTGCTCCCTTGACATGGATGGGAGCTCCCTTTGCAAATAGTTGTGACTCACCTCGAAACTTTTGTACACCATTGCAACTTCTAGGGTACGCAATATCTTCTGGTGGTAACTTCATAAACTCATCCCGAAACTCTTGTATGAACTTATTTAGCATTTTCTCATCACCGCTCATCATGATCTTCAGAGCCTGTTTAATCTTCTCTCGACAAGGTGCAGGCGTAGATGACTTGACTGCCTCAATACCCATGATCTTGAGTTTAGGTTCTTTGTATCGTACACCTTCCATGTCCCACACATTGAGGATATACCGTTTCTTTGCAGTCCATATACCCTTGTCAGCAATAGCTTCTCTTGACATTTGCATCTTCTGTTCGTATGCATTCATCTCCCTAGCAAGATGCTGATAAGACTTATCAATAAACGGTTCCAACTTCTCACTTGCAATCTTGTCCAAGAAGTTGACAATTTTTTCAGTCGGAGTTCCCTCTGGAAACAATTTAGTAACAAGCTTGTCAAAAGTGATATATACAGAATCGGTATCAGACGCAATAACGTAGTCCACGTTGTCAGTTTCCAAGATTTTGTTAAGATGAATGTTGAGACTTCTTTCAATCCACCGTATAGATAACTGACCAGATGTTGTAATTGCAGTAGCAACCAACAAATCGAAATAGCGAAACCAATTATTGCCAATTGCACCGTAAGCGGAATTAAGAGAAATCTTCTTCGCCATTTGGATGTTGTCGTAGCGAGATATCTTCTTGAGTAAAGCGGTGTTACCAGTGTCTTCATACTCTTGTTTAGCTTCGAGCATAAGTTTCTTATACTTGACACGATCATTATATACGTTCTCCATTAATTCTGGCAGAAATCCTTTAACATCCCTACGGAAAAATGCACCGTTTGGAGTCATACTATACTCTGTATTATTCTTGATTTTGCCATCAAGAACTTTGTCCACCATTCCTTCAACCATGTCAGCACCACCATTCACCAGTGTTTCTGGTGAGATATTATACTGCATGATAAGGTGTGGATAGAGAGAGTTCAAGTCAAACGACATGACCCATTTGTGCATACCCACTTGTGGGTCTTTTACATAAGCACCTTCAAATTTCTCTACCTTCTCATGATCTCTTTTTTGAGGAATGACAATCTTTCTCTTACGAAGATAATTGTAAATCAAAATGTCCCAGTATCTCACTGTGCCAAGAACATCAGTCATGTTCACCTTAGCGTCATATGTCATAGTCAGACATAATTCAATAAGACGCATCTTGTCTTCTAGCTTGTCCACAATCTCAACGTCTTGGATGTTGTATTCAATAAAAGACTGATAATCTTTCTGATACCATTCACTAAATGTATCGTATGGATTTCCTGCTTTGCGTTCACCTAGTTCTACAAATGCAATGTGATCCAGTGTGTATCGTTCTTGGTTTGTATATGTAAACTTGCGATATAGATCAAAGAAATCTAACGCAGCAACACCATAGATATTATATACCTGATGTTTACGCCCCATCTGATAGACTTCACGTTCATGAACCTTACCCCAAGGAGATAACTTATTAACCATATCCTTATCAAGCACCTTTGCAATACGGTTGCATAGATAGGGAATATCAAAGAACTCAGTATTCCAGCCCGTGATAATGTCTGGTTCAATAGAAGACCATGTATCAAGAAACTTGAAGAGCAAGTCTGCTTCATCCTTGCACATTCTATAGTCCACATCATCACGATGGTTTTGGAACTCATGAAGACCCCAAACAATAATCTTTTTGTTTTGGTGGTTCTTCATAGTGATCGACAACATAGGTTCAGCCGCATCCTTTGGATTTGGAAAACCGTTCTCACACTCCACCTCAATATCAATGGTCACGATACAGATTTGATCCTTATCCCATGGCACATCGCCGGGATATTCATCACCGATATAACAATAATTGTATTGAGTGTTACCAAACACAAGATTCTGTTTCTTGTGTGAGTTGTACCAATCCTTAGCCTCTGTAATAGAGTCGAACTTCTTAGGTAAGACATGCTTACCGTCTAGTGTTGTGTATCCAGTTGGTTCTGAAACGAGATTGAAAAGAGTTGGTTCATAACGAACCTTTCTCTTGATGCGTTGGCCATTCTCAACTCCTCTAACGAAGAGTTGATTGCCCCATTGAAGTACATTTGTGTAAAAGTCCATTATCAGAGTATACTACATCCATAGTTATTTGTCAAGGGTATATTAATCTATTTCGTCTGTTTCATCGCCTTTTTCTGACCAATCAGATAAGACAAATTTTCTATTTGGATTAACACTAACTTTAAATCTTTTCAATAGAGCTCTGTTGATAAGAAATGTGCTTGCAGCATCTTCTAACTGAAGTCCGATAGGAACATCTGTATAAATCATATTATTAAATTTGACACTTATATGCACTATTGGCCGTTCAGTAATCTTACCAATATGAGTAGGTTTTGAAATTCCCTGTAATTTACTGGTAAATTTCTTACCTTTTCTTTCCCACTTAACAGTTTTGCCGGAAGTTTCTATTTTATCAACAACCAGCATAGATGCCTTTGTACCGTTACCAGTAT